ATAAAACGATACAGAATGACGAAAAACAGGGTAGAACCAAAATAAAAAATTAAAAACCAGAATAAAAAATGCCAGGTTCGTTTCAGAAATTTTCTCATTGTTAATAATCAAGTCAAACACCTTTATAATCTGCAAAACGAATTGTATAGCATTTCAAAACGAAATGTATAAAAATTCTTCGAGAATTAATTTTTTGATTGACGTTTCGGAGTCGGCTCTTGTAATCTCAAAAAAAACAGTACTGTATAAAAACGAGAACCCCGGAGAATATCCGGGGTTCGCCTTCCATCTTGCCCAGGACTTAAGGGCTGGTACGATTAATTAATTTGTGAAAGATACTCTAGGAGTAATACACAAATACTATTCTTATAAATTTCAATTCCACGATGGTTCGATTGAAAAGCAAAGGTAATACAAAAATAAAAAAAGTCAAGAAAAATATTATTGTATAGAAGTTATTGTTTTGACAAAGGGTAATTAGCGGTTAACACTTCAATTTTCTTTTTTCTGGCACCTGTGGCTTTGGCATTAACCGAAACTGTCATATCAAATTGAACCTTATCCCAGGCAAACTTTTTGACATATCTTGAAAGCAGTGCAGATGGGTAACTACTTAATAAAAATTTCCCTTTGATTTTCGATAATGTGTTCAAAAGTCCTTCAAAATCACTCTCAGTATAGCCATCGTAATGGCCCATATCGGAGTTAAAATACGGTGGATCGCAATAAAAAAATGAATCAACTGTATCTCTTGATTGAATAATTCTGATCGCATCAGTGCATTCTAACTGGACATTTTGCAACCTAATGGCTAAATCCTCTGTGAATGAATCCCTTTTGTTAGTTATCTTTTTTGATGTTGTATTCATCTTAATATCATAACCCCATGTACCGTCGAGTATTGACGAGAAACTTTCGACAGCCAACACCCAGACTGCCCAGGCTCGTTTGATATCGTCAAACAGGTCAGGATTTTCATAAATCGTTTTAGCATTGCGGTGGATCGCCCTGCTATGAAGAGAAATACGGATCATCTTTTCAAGACTTACAAAGTCATTTTGAACAACTTTATAGAAGTTAATGAGTTCGCGGTTTGTGTCGTTTAGGACTTCGACCCCAGATACATCTTTTGCCCAAAATATTGCTGCACCGCCACAAAATGGTTCACAGTATAGATTGTGACGTGGAATCAACTTAACAATCCTGGATGCAAGGTTTTGCTTTCCACCGTAGTAGCTTAATGGAGTTTTCATATCGTATTTGAGTCATGAAAGAGAATAGTACCTGTTTATTTTGATGATTTTTGCAAAGAAGGGACATTTATCCCCGTATCGTTTCATCTGTTTGATCAGCACGTTGGATCCCGTAAAAGAGATCATAACCTTACCATTGAACCGGAATTGAATTGTTAGGCATTGCGAAGAGTTGCTTTTTGGGTATTTTGAATCCAGTACCCTGTATTGAAGGATTTCGACCTCTTGTCCTAAAATGTCATCAATCTTAATCTTATCACCTTCAAGGGATGTTGGTTCATCAGCAAAATCACTGAAGCGGGTCATTTTGAAGTGTAGTTTTAACGAGTGTTTTGATAGAGGCTCTGAAGGATTGATAATCGTTAAATTCATCGATTGCCTGCTGCCCCCCGGCAAGGTAATTGTTAATGAGCGCGATTTCATCGTCGAGCGTGAACTGATTATGAATTAAAGTTGATATGATGACATCTTCATCGTTCGCATCGACTTCAACATAGTCATAATCGTAGCTTGTAAAAGAGGTACCGTCAGGATTTTGTTTGACAACCTCTATTTGATTGTAGATGAACTGGAACTTACCGTTTTTGAGGTCAACAATTGCAGGTTGGCGCTCTAAGCAATTTTGTTTCATGATCGAAATATTTGTAGATTAAACCTTTTGTGTTTGCATGTACAAACCAGCCGTAATACGATGCTGCCGATTTCTGTTTTTGTACCAGCGTCCCTTTGTCCTTAAGCATTGCCTTGAAGGCTTTGACAATCCCTCTTCTCACAAGGGTATGATCGTGCCAAAACCGGTATCCAAGATAATCAATACCCCGAGCAGCAACCGGAAATACCTGGTAATTCTGCTTCAATTGCAGCAGAAGGTTGTCGTTTAAATACGATTTAACACGCTTTAAAATGCTCCATAAACGATCCTTGCTGTCAGCCAGGAAAACCATGTCGTCACAGTAACGGAAATAATACTTTACAGAAAGATCCTCCTTGACATAATGATCAAAGTAAGCGAGATATATATTGCCGAACCATTGACTTATATAGTTCCCTATTGGGATCCCTGGCGCTGAATCGATGATCTGCGCAAGCAGTTTTATAAGGCGCTCGTCTTTGACCTTTTTAGCGATGATGTCTTTTAAAATTGAGTGGTCAACAGAAGGATAGAACTTCTTAACATCGATTTTTAAACAATACGCCGTACCGGCTCGATCTCTCAAAGCATCTTGTAGTCTCATCATTCCATCGCGTATCCCACGACCAGGGATTGTTGAGAATGTATCCCTGATCAATAGGGTTATCCATATCGGTTGAAGGACCTGGACAATGCAATGGTGTATGATGCGGTCGGGGAAAAATGGCAATCTGTAGATCTGACGGATCTTCCCATTACTACATTTCCTTTCAAAAATTGTATAATCAGACGGGACATAAGTATCTGTATTGAGCATTCTTGAAAGATCATTCAGGTACGTATATGGGTTCTTGTCTATCATACGCACTTCACGGTAATGCAACTTGCCTTTTCGCGCTGAGATATAAGCTCGCTCGATGTTTTCGAGTGAAGCTACTTGATCAAAGAGATTTCCGTGTCGTTTCATGTTAACTTGAATAATGCCGGGCCTTCATAAGCTTACCAACGCGGCATGTTCATTATTGTATTTTGCCAAGAGGCATGGTTTAGATACTCGAAGGTCAATTGATCATTATCAAGTTTAGGTGAGACCCGATGTTCGCGTTCGTATCGCCTGACGAATAGTTGCAATTCGCGTAGAGCAACCCGGCATTCGCCCCATTGTTCAGATTGCCAAACCACAGGGCCACACGCCAACAACAAGAGCAGCAAAACCAAATATTTTCGGGCGTTCTGCATTTTGCGTTACGCGTTTTGCGTGAATGTCAAATTAAGGCGAGACCCGATGCTCGCGCGCGAATCGCCCGACGAACAGAGGCAATTCGCGAAGAGCAACCCGGCATACGCCCCAACGCTCAGACTGCCAAACCACAGGGCCACACGCCAACCGGCCGTGTTTAGCGCTGGTTTATAGTGATAGTCTGACATCCATGTCGAGGAAGACCCCCCAACAGACTCCGGTAAGATATGGCCAGGGATTAAACTTTTAACGTATCCTTCATTTGCAGAAATGTTGCCAGCAAGGATGTAATTAGTCGCGGTATTATCTGCGAAAAAGAGCGGGGAACTACAAATATAAGCCAACCGGTTGTTGTCATCAATGTAATTGATATTAATCCCGTCAATAAATGACCAAATTTGGCCGAATATATGTTCAATACCCCGGTAAACGGCGGCCTGGCTCGTGAAAGTTGAGTTTAAAATCACGAATCCCTGCCCGGATGCAGTGAATATATCAGCGTCGATAGATATCTGATCGTTTGTGTCTTTTGAAACGATTAAAGCTGTAGCATTCGTCGCAATATTTTTGATCGTCATTCCGACATAAGAAGCGTTCCAAGAAGAAAACCTTCCCGTGGCAATGCATTTGTTTGACCCGGCACCGGTTGTTATACCTCGATACCAATCTGTAATCGTGAAAGGAATAGATCCACTACGGTTCCCGAGCCCATTCCCGACACCATTGTTCAAAACAGGATAATAACTGTTATAAGCGGCCCAGTCTGTTGACGAAGCATTCGTCGCGCCATCGCCGAGCTTGAGCTGAGAGTTGAAGTCTGCATACTCGATGAGATACAACCAGAATATGTCAGCGTAAGCTGAATAATATACCTGGCTCCAACCGGCGCCACGGGCGGCGGCATAAGATCGGAATTGAGCCCTTGTTTTACCGGTAGTCGGCATAACGCCTGAAACGGACAGCAGTTTATTGCTTGCTACACTGCCAAGGTACCGGCCGGTCGCGTTTCTCTGTACCTTAACATAATCTTTCAGGGGATATGGAGATATCTTTACCCTTCGCTTTACCCCATCACTTTCAAATTTCCTATAATGGGTCGGAAAAATAGCCAGTACCTGTCCATCCGTCCCGTCAAGGATTGCAGCGGCGCCATTTTCCCTTTTCGTTGCATCGAGGGGATCAAGATAATAGGCAATTGTCTGGTCGTCCCTGACCACTGCGCTTTTTATTTGACTTTGTATAGGAAGTGCAATATGCATATCAGCCCGCCCAATACGGATACAGACAGAAGATGCTACTGTCACGTCCCATTCCACCCCGTACCACGCATCTTCCCGTGGGTATCTTTTCTCGATCAGGTCGATCAAGAGGTTAGTTCCGATATCGTTACTCATATAGATAACTTATTGAATCGATTACACCTGCCGTTGCCGTGCCCTTAACGACCTTAACGCGAAGAAAAACGCCCGGAACAAGCCCCCTGACGTTCCAGGAGTGCGATGGCTTCGCCTTGTCAATTACCACCGCGGTATCTTCTATGAGGTCGTAAGAAGCCCCCGCAACAGACTGATGAAGCTCAAGTTGCACATCAGAGGTGTCAATACCGCTATATACTACCTGTACGATAGCCTTATCCCCACTTACCTGCTGTGGATCGAAATTGTGATCGCCGGAGGGGATCGTGTAATTTGGTTTATTGATTATCAGTGTCATTTTATTTGAATATTAATGATTACCAGGTGGACAATGCCGCGCGTTTCCAGGCGTTAATTCCAACGCAGACATATATATAATCTGATGTTATACGGATTTCGCCGATCGCGCCCAGGGCGGTTGACGAGGCAGGGGCGGTATTCAGATTGTTTACCTTAAAGCGTTCCGCGGACATTAAGTCATCCGTCATAAGTTTGTCTGCAGCGGCACGGTAGAGGTTCGTGTCTTTCCCAAATAATATTCCCCCGATTGCACCTGTGTCTTCGGGAAATGTGAGTTTTGAGTCAATATTCTCCGACAAACCAAGCCCAATCCTTCCTTTTGAATTTATATGTATTGCATCAGAACAGGCCTTTTGCTCAATTACAACTATATTGACGCCGGCAACTTCGTCAAATATTTTTAAGAATCCAGATTTGTCCAATTTTGCCGACCATGCGGCTTCTGATGCGCACTCGTATAACAGAAATTTTGCGCCACCGTCACCAGCCGTGCTCCTGCAGGAAACTATCGCCATTTCCTCAATGTTACTATTAACGACGTCAAGTGTTGCGGTGGGGGCGTCAATTCCGATACCGACATATCGGCCTTTATAAGTTATGTCCCAAGTTCCCGCGATAGGTATCCACGACGATGGAAAAAACTTCTTAACATCCTCGGCCCCATCCGCGACGGTTTTCATGAATATAACCCCATCCGCGACGTTCAATGCAAGCTCGCCCTGTTCAAGGTCACCGGCCTTAGGCTCTGTATCAGCAACAAGGTTGCGCTTCAGCGTGATTTTCACACCTGCTACCGCTGCCATCAGAAAGTCCCTCCGTCAATCGTCGCAGTAGCATCGCTAATAGTTGCCCCTTTTAGCATATTGTTGACTGTGATCGTTTTATTTGCACCGGAAACATTGACCGCAACGAAATCATTCGCCGCGGCGTTCATTGCTGTTGCGGCCGCCGGGGCAGCAAGGTTCAGCCCAACAACCACCTTTGGGTCAGCCCCTGAGCTTTGTGTCATCGTGATCCCTTCGTATCCGGCCTCAGCGGATGGGGTTATCTTATCGCCCAGGTAGCCTGGCGTGATATCCGTCGTGTTGTTTACCCTGACTTTGTACGTGTCTGAGACGATACCTGCCAGGAGGTTCGCTTTACTTACGATCTTGTTCTTTGCCTGTCCTGTTGCGCTGACATCTACAATGACAATCATGTCGTTCGTGGCGGGGGTTGCGGCGAGGTCAGTGAGCTCATCGAGCTTGAGAAACATCTCATTTCCGCTCTTGTCAAGCCCCAGCCCTGCCGCCACCTGACCGGTCCCGGAAAATTGGACGAATTCTATATTATCTGTCCCTATGACGGGCGCATTTGAGGTACACACCCAGCCTGTATCCCCATTCACGGTCCCTTGCATAACGAAAACGGCGGCATTGGTCAGTTCGACCTGTGAGTCCGCGTCTGTTGCCCGAGACCAGGCCGTCGTATCGGGCGCCGTGGCGGGGATAACGTATATCCCGTTTAGTTTTTTATCTGTCTGGTCTTTGACCAGTATCCTGTACCCTGATGCGGTCGCGACGCCGTCGATCGTTGGCGTCCCTAACAGCACTGCGAGATTGTCAGTTGTCGCACATTTGACTTGATTTTTCCATGAGAGTCCGGCCAGGAGGCTATCGACTTCTGTTTTACTGTATACATCAAGATTGGAACGGGCCGTCGAAACACTATTAAGGTCGCTCAGGTTTGACGCTTTCTTCAATGCCAGGTCGATGTCGCTTTTTTTTCCAAGCAGGACTTTCGTAGCCGCGCCGGTGGTAATGTACAGGTCGCCTGTATCCGTGCAAAAAAGGAATTCCCCTACGTTCATCCCTGAGGTAGGGAGGCTCGCGGCCAATCCGCGTTTCATCAATATTTTTGCCATTTCTTGTAAATTTTATTGTTAATCTTTAGGTTGCTGGGAATGGCCCTCCCTCGATCACGATCGGGGCCATGGCCGCAACGGGGACATCATATATGTTGTTTTCGCAAGTATTTGTCATGATACAGTTGTATTGCAAACGGATGAAGTTTGGGCGTTCGTCGTCCGCCCCTATGACGAGCACCTCCCCGGTCGACTTTACTACCATCAGGCCTAACGTGTAATCCCCTTTAACGAAGGTCGAGTGTAAGTCTCCTTTTGGCCAGAATTCCTCACTCAACGTACATAGCAGCGATGACGCCGGGTCGCTGCATAGAAAGGCAGCTGTAAGGACACAATCGCCAAACTCGTTTTTTGAAACTTTCATGTCCGCGCAACCGGTGGCCTGTGTGAAATTAGCGCCAAACGCAAGCAATTCACTTGATATTGTCTGCTGGCGTACCTTCAGCGCGGTAATGACTTGATTATTGATTAAATTGTTGATGTATGTGATTTCGTCCAACGCGATCGACCCTTCCGGGACCTCTGTCGCGTATCCAAGCGCGTACCTGCGACGCTCGAAACAATTATGATAGTGACCATCGCTGAAATGCCGCTGCTCTTCTTGATATACGTTCTGTGATAGATACAAGCTTTTTGTCATATCGTACGCGAACGTGGCCGCGGGGACATAGAAGATCTCGCTTTGTGCATAAACCCACCCTTCCGTAATAGTTATATTGCCTCCCCCAATCGACGGCGCCAGCCCCTTGAGGATGAAGGTCGTTGCCCCTACTGAACTGAGGATCCCCTTGAGCGCGTCGGCGACAGCTTGCTGAAGTAGTTCAAAATCTGTTGTCCGCACCGGCATCCCACCCGGCACATTGAGCAATTTGTCCATATTACATAATTTTAATCACGAATTTCTTACCTAATAACTTGTATTTGTTGACGATCGCAACGATAGAATGGGATTCTGAAGATAGCGCCCCTGGCACTTCGACTTGAAAGGCAATGACAGTCTCATCTGCAGAGGAAAATATATAAGACCCTTCGTTGTCATAATATTGCTCCCCGGTCTCCTGGGAAGGGAATGCCCATACCCCGATCTCATACCCGGGGACTATTCTGATCGAAGTTGTCCCGTACCGGCGGTTCAACATCCCTTCGATGCAGATCACCTGAGGTGTCATGTTCGCTTCGACGACTGACAAGTCACGGTAATGACGCTGCTTTTCGGCTATCATCGCCATGTACGACACGAATACCTTCACCCAGGCCACCATCCTGGCAGTACGTTTAAAGTGTGGGAGCAGTATCTGCGCTATTTTAAACAGACTGAACATTGTCGATGTAAGTAAAGGTGCTATCGTTATTATCGATTGTGAAATACCCTGATGCCGCGATCGCGTAAAGGTCGATCGCATTGTACACACCGCCTTCTTCTTTAATCCAGGCTTGGTTGATTTTTACATCAACAACCCCATCTGCCTGCTGGATCGCATCGGTCAACTTTGATAGCCTCAAGACTCCATCGAATTCAAGGGCCGTTCCAAACTTCTCAATAGCTGCAGCGATCGGGAAATATGACGAGTCTGCTATCAGTGAATTGTCTGAATTCAAAACCATCCGGTCACGGATTATCGTAACGTCGAGTTTGAGCAAATCCGGCCCCTTGCTGATGATTTCAAGCGTGCAACCAGCATCCTTCCACTGTTCCCAAAAGGCTGTGAAATTGATCTTCTCTGCGCTGCTGAGAGGCTGTTTAACCCCACCGACCTCCTTCGCTACCTTGAGGATGATATTCCCAAGACGTTCATTGGCCGACGCGTATTTTATGATCCGCGCTTCCGGATCATCCCTTTCATAGCTGTATTTTTCACCATTCCAGACGAGGGCATGGCCGCGCTGGTACTTCTTACACTCTGAGGCGTACCACCGAAGATTGTGTGGCCGTTTAGTATCGACAATCGACGTGATTTCTGCATTGTGAGAGATGAACATTTGCTCAACGATCCAACTCGCTACAGCCATGATCCACAGCCAGAGGCGCCAAATAGCAACTTTCGACCCGGATTTGATGTCGATTACAAGGTTATCTGCAGTATCCTGGACAGATCCCGGGACCGATGAGCTTGTAACGTAATCGTGCAGCTCTTGCATCGAGGCTTTTGACAGCGCCAGCCGGTTGTATATTTCAGCAATCGTGCTCATACCCTGTAGATGATATTATTGATGATCCCGGTCATTTGTATGTCAAGCGCCAAGCGCGCACGGACGAAATTCGTTTGCAGGTTAGTCAAATTGAAGGTATAGCTTGACAATGAGACATCGAGCAAAACCGTCGCCCCGGCAATCGGGCTGAAGTTTGTACCGTCAAGGCTCTGTTCGAGGCTGATGTGCGCCCCCTGACCGGCCTCCGTTGGGGTGCCCTCCAGGTTGCTATAGTTGACCTGCAATGTCAATACGTCCTTGAGGTTCCACAATCTGACGGGGTCAAAGGATTTTGGCCCTAATGAAACAAGATAATCCAAGGACTGTTTAATGTTGATCATATCTTCAATGTTTAAGGTCACCTCTTCGCCAAGACCAGAAACAGGCACAATGCCGTTTCGCTCGTAGTAATCAACTACCTGGGCATTGATCACCGCGTCCGGGACAAATACCACCGTCCCCGCCGGGATAGCCATGTCCAGCCTCAAATACGCATTCAATGCGAGGATGTCAAACACCCCCGACACGTCGCCCATCGCCTGCAGGGCAGTGTCAAATAATGTCTGTCCGGATTGAGCAATTATAGATTTCATCGTACTTGTAACTTGAGATTCTTGTTTTCCTCAATGCTCAGCGATTCGAGTATTTTTTCATCCATCTGCATCGCGATTGCCACATCGCGTGTAATTGCCGATATGTTAATTTTCCCCTTCAACCGTTTGATTAAGTTAAGCCCAATACAGGGCGTTTCCTTATAATCTCCCGTGACGGAAAAAAGCACCTCCTGCACCTCCTCGTCAAAGGATCCCCCAATTACCAGGTCCCCATCTACACAAGCCAAGTCCCCGGTCAGTGGGTCTATTAATATGTCGGTGTGTCCGTCCATCAGCTCAATAGCATTGTAATTCGTTTCGCAATAACTTGAAATTGTGCTATGTTAATTGGCGTCCCACTGGTCCCCATTGGGGTGGTCACCGTGATCTTCATAATTTCATTGATAAGGTCCTGCAAGAGCTTTTTTAGATTTTCCTTGCTGTTTTTTATTTCCAGCTTCCCCTGATTTGCATTGATTGAAACATTATCCTTGTCAATAATTACCTGTTGTGTACCGATCTTCACTGTCACTTCCTCTATCTCATCTGCCAGGACAATAAATGAAGCTTCTCCACCCGCGGATGTCAGCCCTAACAGGACAGTCGTATTTTTGGCCGGGACCGGTATAATACTTCCAAGCCCTAACAGGACATCATAATATTCGAGATCGGTTGTCAGGTCTTTGCAAACAGCCGTTTTTGCATCCTTATCCACACTTTGTACCGTTGCCCACGCAAAGGGTTGGCCAGGTACCAGGTCCCCGGCAATCTTATGTATTGCCTGCCGGATCTTTTCTTTGTCAAGGTGTTGTCCCTGCCCGCTCATGAAGCCCTCCTTCCCAGTGTGATATCCCTGCGGATTGTCGCGTTATCGCTAAATGTTAATACCGTTGCGTCAACGTAATACTTTCCCTGGCGGTCCTCAAAGTCATCGTCAACCATTTCCACCTTTTGCCCATGACGGACAACCGGGATCCCGAAAGCGGTGAACGTACCGGTATAACCGTCTTTTTTCATGCTCTTGTAGTGCTGATCGGCCAGTGCCTTCAGTTTTGTCGTATCAGTGATATTGTAATGTACTAACCTGCTCACGTCCCCATCCTTGTCGCCAGTTTCCAGCTTTATCGTTTTCCCGCCCGGCATATATGATACAATTTCGATCTTTAACCGCATGTCGTCGGCATTAACGAACATCAGGTTACGGTCAGGAAGGACACGGTTACGGGAACCGAATTTTACAACCTCCAGTCCTGGGTCATCGGAATAGATTTTTCCTACCACCAATGTTTTTCCTTTGAAATACGAATAGATCTTAAGTTTATCTTTGAGCATTTGTAGCGCTGATGCTGCCGTCCCATTTTGTACCCGCACTGCGCCAAGGTCGATCCCGGCACAATCGACCGTGTAACCGGGCGCGATATCTTTGATGAACTTTTCCAGGGTGACGCTCTTGTAACTCTTATTCACCTTCATGTATTTAAGCTTCATCATCTCGTCTTCGCATTTTATCACCACCGGGATAGTTGCCGACACCTCAGAGATATAACCGCTGAACTCTTCTACCAGGTTGCCATTATACCCTAAATTGATCGTAATTGGATCTCCACGGCGAAACACATTGCGTACGCCCTGTTCGAACGCTTTCACATGAAATGGCAAAACGATCTCAGCGGTATCGGTAAGCGAAGACCAGGAGGATTCGACCTTGCAAGTAGCAATGCGGCGGATTTCCACTTCCCCGCGGGATGCGGTCGCAGGAAAAATTACCGAAGAACACATTGCCAGGTACATAATGAGCGCTTTCATTTATAGATCAATTCGACAGGGGTGATAGAACTGCAGTCAATTGTATATTGTAACACACGTGGTTTTCCGGGTACGGGCTGAAACGATGTTTTGTTTATTTTGATCGCGTAGATGTTTTTTACAGTAAACAACTCCCCTTCAACATTGATCGCGTCAACTATGTCGTCGAATTCAAGCAACCTCTTTTGTTGAAGCCAGAAGGTTTCTGCCCCGTCAGGGTGCCCGGGCTCATCAAGGCACAGGCCATGGATTTCAATTTGCCAGTTTTCGATGCAGTAGGTTTCGGTTACCGATCCGGTACCGCCCGCCGTGGGTGTCTCCGTTGAGCGTTTGTTCCTCTCAAACGATACCAGGGTGGCCAAGGGCAGTCGAAAACTGCTGACGCTTGTCTTTACTACCTTTCCATCTTTGTAGACATTGTAATCACCAGCCTTTAAGGATACCGGGAAATATACCGGCGTGCCCAGGTAGCATTTTTCCGTGTGCAGGTCATCATGCGTTACAACTTCAACTTCAGGATAATTCTGTAAAAGGCCTTGCTGCTTTTCTGCATGACCAAGCCCTGGATAAAAAAACAGCTTATTCCGGAACCCCTGGAAGCTGTTAACGAGCATCGGTAATGCATATTCGAATTTGGACATGTTACCATGAGGCCGCTCCATCACCGGCTGCATCTACTATAATCGAAACAAGGTCCCTCCTCACTTTATCCAGCTCTTCTTTCCCAACCCCCTGCAAGTTATTGGTTTGATGTACGGTGAGATTGAGTGTTACTTTCTTCTCTCCAGGCATAGCCATCGGGGGCCTCCAGGTAGTATTAGTGTTTACATTATTGTTATCGGGGGTTTTTAAGGTAGTAGCCCTGTCCAGGTCTTCCGTAACCGTTGTGGTTTTTTTTGTGTCATCGGCGCCGGGGGTTACAGCTTTATATGTAGAGTCACTTATATTTGTTTTACCATAAAGGTTATTAATTGCTTTATTGGTAATATCTCGCTGTTGATTTAGCTTTTCCTGGGCGGTATTTAAATCTTTGTATAATCGAGGTAGAGAAGTGTTAAATATATAATAATTTTGTGACATTAAATCTGATAGTTGGTTATTGACGCTGGTCAATTTTGAATAATTCGGGCCTTTCTCATTAGCAATCATTGACTGAACAATTCTTATCTTTTGGTCGTCGGGAAAATTTGTGTTATTGACAATTGAGTATATTTTATCTGGATTGCTTGAATATGTAGCAGCTGCTGTGAATAAATCAGATAATTTATTTGCGGTATTATCAATTTTTGTTTGAAGGTTAAAAACTTTCTCTTCAAAGGGGCGCAGTTTCTCCCTCTGCATTTCAAGCCCTACACTACGCCTCACTTCATCATTGTATTGCGATACGTTAAGCCGGAGCTTGTCATATAATATATTTTCTTTGTCAATTCCTTTAAGTATTTCCGGTTTTATCTCTTTAAGTTCATCATAGAGTTTATTTCTTAATGCCGCAGATAAATTGTGCCGTGAAAGCGCAGTAACTAAAGAATTAACATGAAACTTTTCGTCTTCTAATTTTTGTATCAACGGAACTTTTACGAATTCCGTCAATTTTCCAACGACAGAACTTGCAACGCCTAAAAGGCCGCCAAACGCAGGTTTCAACCTTTCCCCGACGGCCAATGAGAGCATGTCCGCTGAATCGCTCAAGGTCGACCATCTCCCCCCGAGGGTTTCAGCCTGTTTATTGGCCATGTTATAAAACCGTCCCCCGGCAGAGGTAGCGACCGTGAACGCCTTTTCTACCATCTGTGCGCTAATTGCCCCCTTCTCCATGTCGGCTCGAAGCTGTCCCATTGACCTGCCGGTCATCTTTCCCAGCTCCTGCAGGGGGTTAAATCCCTGGCTGATATACTGCAACAGGTCTTGTCCCATGAGTTTTCCTGCGGCCTGGGTCTGAGCGAATGCCAATGAAAGCCCATTGAATTTTTCTGCATTCCCCTGGGAGACGTCGCCAAGCATTTTTTCGTACGGAAGTATCTTTTCGGCTGCCACCCCAAACCCAAGTAGGGTCTGTGTGCTTTGGAATATGTCTTCGCTCCGCAAGGGCGATTTATTCGCATAGGCTATCAAGTCCGATACCATCTTGTCGGCCTTTGTTTTTGAGCCGAGCATAACTTCGAACCCGACCCCGATCTGCTCGTATTTCGCGGTCGTCTGGGCAACCGTCTTAATACCTGCGGTGGCCCCGGCGACCAAAGCCCCCACCCCCATGTAAGGCCCAAAAGCCCCCATTAAGGAAGCTGCCCCGAACCCACCGGCCCCTTTTCCTGAATTCCCCATCCGCGAGAGCTTGTCGATATCTTTCTGCGTACTTTCGATCATACGGTTATACCGTACAATATGCTGCGTATCGAAAGCCTGTACCTGTTTTGTGCGAAGGTGTTCAAGCCGCAGGCTTAACTGTTCTATCTTGCCAGTAACCCGCTGTACCGGCACATTGCCCGTGAGGGAATTGAGCCTTTGTACCTCACGCTGGCTTTTTGATAACGTATCGTTGAATTTAGTTAGCCAGCGTTCATTGGGCGCTGAAGCGCGAAGGCGGTTGAGTTTTTCGATACGCTGGTTAAGGCCGTCCAGCATCCCGGACGCCCCCCTTGCCCCGGGGGCATCGCCAAGTGACCTGGAGGCCACAGAACTGACCGTTCCAAGCTTATCGTATAGGTCGGTAAGCTGTTTGACCCTCGTGGTAGCCGACCCCGTTGTGGAAGTTATCCGCGACATGGGGCCGCTTACCAGGTCGGTAAGCTTTAACGTCCAATTGGTGGTCTTGTCTGCCATTAGTTTTTCAATACTTCGCGCAAGGCGTTAACTATCAGTTTGTAATTTTCCTGCCTCTCGTACAGGTAATCCATATACAGCGAAAAGAACTTCTCATCGGTCAGGGTATCGGGGTCCAATAAAAAGCGCCCTCGGACGAGGGCGCTGATCTTCCGTATTTCGTCGATGCTGTCGTCCTCAGCAATCCTTGTCTGTTCTTTTAATTGAGAAAGATCGCTTTTTTTTTCTCCACCAGGTCGCCCACCGCGTCCAGGACGGAATAATACACCTCGTCATTTCCCCCGTTTTCTTCAGTATCGAGATATTGCATGTCGCCCCCCAGGACGCAGTTCTTTATCAATGTTTCGTTTGCTTTCTCGTAATCTTTATCGCCCGTGAGCCTTGTGAGCTGGTTTAAGATCACCCGGTCGGGCTTACGAAGGAAGAAGCGGGGTTTCTCATCCTGCGAGCCGATAGGGACTTCAATAGACCGTACTTTGCAGTTGAACTTCCGTTCCCACTCCTGTATCATCGCATCGGTAACCTGTGCGGCTGTCTGATATTCCTTGTTTGTCATAAATATGTTATTAAATTGGTTTTAAAATGACTTTTAAACATTCCAGTCAACATGCGAGATCTTGATGTCGAATTTCATTACGATCTTGCCATCTCCCTGCTTTACCGACCTTCCTGTCCCCTTAAACCTTACGTTGTTCAAAATGTCCCTGGTCATCACATCCGCGATGCCGTATATGACCGGGATGGCCGGAATTGCAACGTCCTGAAGACGGGTACCCTTTGGGATACTGCGCAGCATTGCAACGTGTTCTTCCATCAACAAGCTGATCGTCCCCTTTGCTTCATAGTTCCCCTCACTTTCCCCAACGGGCATGTCGCCTGCGCCGTACTCATTGTCGATAGACATAGAATCTTCATACTCTATTTCAGTAATCCCTTCCACATCCCTGCCCATGAGGTTAAACGTGATGGCCTTCCAGCCGATGAGGGTCCCGAATTTATTAACGATTTTCTGTGTCATTTTTTTTAAATTGAATTTGCTAATCCGATTGGGATGTTGATCTCATACAGTATGCCATCGATAACAACCTGGCAATTAACAGTAAGTGGCACGGTCTTGGAAGGGGCCTGTTCGGGATCGATATACACGTCGATACCGCTCACTTCTTCGTCGATGACCATGAGTTCCAGCTTCTTTTTCGCTATTTGTTCCCACGCTGCGACCACGGATGGCTTAGGGTACCCGGTCGAAGGGTCCTTTTTGTATGTGCTTTTCATTTTAGGGACCAAAGCTTCTCGCAGGTAGCGTGCTGCTTTATTCCACGTCCGGTTACGCTCGATCGCGCAATAATCGTCCGTGGGGTCCGTGCAGGTTGGCGATTCGTTAAAAAACACGCCTGAATATCCGCTGTATGACCCGGCATAGATATAACCTTTATCGGTTAACGCCTTTTGGTCGTTCAAGGTGAGGGCCTCAAACTTAACCCCTGACGACAGGGACGCCTTAAGCCACCTGCCTTTTGCAGTATTAGTGATTGAATAGTTTGTGTTCGCCTTTTTCGCGTCCGGCTTTTTAAGTATGTCAACCGAACCAAGGCATTCATTGACCTTGCGTATGGAAAGGTTCCCCAGGGCAGTCCCCACGGCAGCATATTTAGCATACAGGGCATCAAGCGACTGGATGACCGGGTCGGCTGCTATCACGACGCTGACATTAGGCCCTGAAAGGGTCGTAAGGTCCTTCGCCGAAGCAATTGTCGCGCCAAATTCCCTTCCTTCGATAATGACTGCGTCAAGGTAGATGAACTGTTGTTTCAACGCCTCGATACAGGCCTGTGCGGCCGGGATTGCGTTGAGCACATCGTTATCGATGCCGTCCGACAGTGAGGGCGTATATCCGCTCGCGGGATTAAGTACAATACCGGCCGTCTTTATCTCCCTGCGCGTTGTTTCACTACGCATCAGCGCCATCAGCGCCCCGGCCCCAACAGGGTCATTATCGCCTTCGGCATCGCACATTCCAGCAAGCGTTGTCCCTTGTGGGACAAGCATGACGAAAAGGATTCCGTCAGGGCAATAGGTGAAAAATTCATCAATATGATAGCGGACCAACACGTGGTGGTTTGCGTCATAAGCGGCATCAAGCCCATACGCTGTAGCGTCTTCCGCCTGGAGCAATTCGATGATTTGTCCAAGTGTGACCTTATCGGTCACTGCAACGCCCCCCGCGATGAGGGCAAAGGTCTTATCGGTATTTTTTTCACGGCCACCGAGTTGACCATTTACTTTTTGTGGATTTGGTCCTTTGAACATGGCTAAAGGGTTATTGAACGTTTACTTTTGCAATACCATCAGCGATCGACTGCTGTATGGTGGCATTTTCCTTCAGGGTAGCAACTGCCTGCTTTAAGCCTTGTCCGATCCTGATCTCACCAAACGAGTAGAAGTTACCGGCCTTTTTGACAACCTGAAGGCCAACGGCTTGCGCGATCATCTCCCTGATGCCCTCATCGGGGTCATCTACTGCGGTCAGTCCATCTTTGCCATCCCCATCGCCGTCAAGAGTTTCATTCAGGGCGCCTTCTTCACTGAGGGCTTCCTCCCTGGTAATTGTATATATTTTTAAGGGCTTATCGCCGCCTTCGTCCCGCGCGTGCATCTGTGCGGCGTTCAGGGCATGGGGCAGGAACACTTGCCCGTTGCGGGTCGCATAGACTTTATCGGCGACCGGGTTCTTTTCGAGGACTTCCCGTGCCAAGGCTTTTAACTCTTCTAATGATATTGATTTTTTCATAATGATTATTTAGTAGTATTTTGTTTTTCTTTCTTGACGCCGATGCCATACTTGCCCATCGTTTCGATGATCTTTTCAACCCCACGGCTGCCAAAGTAGAACGACATAATCAACATTCCCCACTGGCCTAACAATTCAACATAGGCGGTATTGATCTTGAACGATCCGCCGATGTTCCCGTCGATGACAGAAAAAAATGAATACACGACCAGGATGAAGATCAAAACAAGGGGACGGATGTTTTTTGCCATCCACGAATCGCTGTTCATGTCGATCCGTTGACGTTCTGTCAGTTCGTCCTGTGCCTGTGCCTCTGCCTGGAGGAACAGGTTAGAGAGTTCTTTTTTTGCCTGTTCTTTTTCCGCATCGGTCGTAACGAACTTGTCGATGATCCCTCCGACCTGGCCAACAAGGCCACCGGAAACGAGGCTGATGATTTTATCTATAATTGGCATGCTTTTTTGTATGTATTGTTGACCCGGTTGATCCAACCGGCTTGGTATTTAGCATAATGAGGCTTGTCTTCGATCAGGTCCAGGTACCAATCCTTTCGCGCATCGGCATACCTGAGGGCGATATTGTCCAGGAAAGTGTTTGCCGCCGCAATCGTTTTTTGCCCCATGATGCCATCTACTTTCGTACCGGCAATGGACTGCAGGATCTTAACCGCTGACTTCATCCCTGCGTTGATAGCGTGGTCAATTACCTCCAGCGCGAGTTTTTCGTTCTTTAGTTCATCTAATCTGAGGGGAGCGTAAAAACGCCCGTAAAAAATCTCTTTCGCGTCCTCGATTTTGAGCAGGCGGATGTCATCAATATCTATATCGCCATCCCCATCGAGGTCATAATCATAATCCCCGACCGACTTTAAAAAACGAAGTGAAACCCCGTACTTAGTTGCGCCCCCAGGATCACTTAGGTCGTTAACGAACCCCTTTTCGTTCTGAAGTATGACCGGGAATATTTTATCGAAACGTCCTGACATCATTTATTGTTTGTTTTATTGACTGGGGGCGGGGTATAGGGAATGTTGAAATTACGCATGATGAGGTCAAGTTTCCAGTCAAGCGTGTTGATTTTAATTTCAACCAGTGCGGCATCCGCTTTTTCGCGTTCAATTTTTTCAAACCGCCGGTCGTATTCTATCCGCTGCTGGTCAAGGCTTTTCTGTGTATTGACCGAGTTAGCGCTCAAGGTCCCCCATTGTATCAATGCCATTGCAACGATCGAAATAAGCGGTATAAATACAACGTAACGCCTGAAGTTCCTATAATCCCGTTCTGTCATCAATTTAAACTTAGTAGCGCGAGGAGGATTCGGACCTCCGGCCTCAAGGGTATGGACCTTGCGAGCTGCCCCTGCTCTATCGCGCAAGCCGTTCAGTATTATTAGGCCGCTGCCGGCCTGTTAGTCAGTGGCCGCCTTGCATAGTTTTTTGTATGCTGCGCCATCCCAAATAAAGGAATAAGTCCACGTTTTATTAGTTGCTATCGTATCATTAGGGCTGTCAAGGTTTGTCCCCCAGGCAATAATACGTTGCCGGGTATTCCCCTTGATACGGAACACGATTTGATCTGCCGTTACCGCGTAAGTCGTCACCGCGTTAAAGGTCACGTTTGTATCAGCAGTGAGGGTGTAGAGTGATAATGTTGCAGCCGGGGATACTGACACAGTCAGGGCAGAAGTGAGCGCTATTTTCGTCCGGTCACCGAATGCATAACGTTTCTGCGCCTGTGCCTGCTGGAAGGCACCTGATACCACACACATGAGTATCAGGCTAAAGACAATGGGAATTAATCTGTTTTTCATGTTTTTGAATTTATGTTAGATATAATGTTTATTAGCCGTTCTTTCCGCTCACCAGGGCGCCGAATCCGGTGACCTTTTTAGGAGTCGACAAAAAGTACAGGGTGAATGAAACCTCATTCTGTTTGTACCTGGGGTTGGTAGCAGCTTCCGCATAGTACATCTTTGCATCGCCACGCGCTTTCATCGCATTGGGGGCATAGAACGCCACCGATGCGGTCTTGTGTGCATCGAGGCGTGCAGCGCCGTATGCCACTTTTGCCAGTGAAGCATCGAAGGTTGGGGCGTAATGGTTGTGGAAGATCGTAAACCCATACATATCACCGATCTTACCATTTTTGATTTCATGATACTGGTCCCTGAACGTCTGATCAATGAGCCGCAAGTCTGCAACATGCTCATTACATAATACCATATTGCAACCATCCTGGGGGACACCAAGACCATCGAGGGTTTCCCGAAATTTAATAACATCATCAACTGTGAGCATCTTGCGCCCGTTACGCACGCTCCCTGTGGTTTCCAATACCGGGGTATCGGAAGTATGCCCCGCGGGGCAGAAAGAATACAGGGCCAGTTTAAGGGCTTCCATCCTCAAGGCGACTTTGTGCCTGTCCAGGACGCTGCCTTTTTTGTCATAAGGAAGGGCGTAAAGTTCGTCATCGGTGATGATCGTGACTTCTGTTTCCATCTTCCGGAGGGAAACAACTTTGCCTTCATCCTCTCTCTGCGCTGCAGCAAGCGGATAGACGTGGTTATCGATCAACACGGCGGGGTCGGCCCCGATCTCGGTCATGTCAATCACATTGTTACCAACCTTGTCCGAGTGGTCGGGTACGTTTGCAAGGAAGTCCTCATTGAGGTTGTCGAATCCCTTGATGAGCTCAGCAATGTAAGCCGAGCGCAGAACAACATTTGCCATTGCTATTTTGGTTTTTAGTTATTAATCCTGGTATTCTGTGCCATAATGGTTCTTGAAGAGTTTCTTGAAATGCGGAAGGTCATCTTTTGCAAGTGCCACGAGCGCTTTTGGATCCTTCTCCTGGTAATCCTTATATGTCCATGATTTATGATCCACGACGGTCTCAGAACTTTCAGAATTGATCTGACTTGAGATTTTTTCCATGGCCGGACGGGCTTTGATGATCTCTTCCACAGAGGCGAAATCATTTTTTGCAAGTTTTTCCATGTGGGCACGTTCACTTGCCATGATTTTTTTATCCGTAACTGCTTTATCAAGAAGGTTTTTGATTTTTTCAGCCGATCGGTCAGCCTCGATCTGTTCGAGTTTACGCTGAAGTTCATCTGCTTTTGCTGCTTTTGCACTCATAGCGCTAATAGCCGCAATCACTTCCGCATCGCTGAGCTTTTCTGCATCAGCCGCATTTGTTACCATAGCTAAGGCCACGGCGATTGTTTTCTTATCCATTTCAATATTTTGTTTTAAATCTTGCACTTGAAAATTGATCAAAGCACTTGGAAGGCTTTTGAAATTAGATTTCAGGTTTTGTATCAGGTCTTCGTCAATCTGCTCTTCATCTGATATGCTGTCAATGAAACCCTCCTTTTTTGCTTCTTCGGCCCCCATCCAAAAATCTGTCCGCCACAAAGAATCGATTGCCTCTTCCGTTTTCTTTGTTTTTGCTGCGAATGCTTTTTTATAATTATCTGTGATGGTCCTCAGTAGTTTCAAATCAGCCTCGATCTGATCGATGTTCCCACCGGTATCAAGATATGGCTTATGGATCATAAAAAGGCCATTGGATGGCATTGAAAATGAGGCACATTTGACAGCGATATAGGTACCTGCGCTGGCCACGATTGCGCCACCATGCCCGGTTATCGTTCCCGGAAAACGCTTAATGATGTTTGCGATCTCGTTTGCCTCAATACAGCTTCCACCTTCTGTTTTAATATACAGGTCAACGTCTTTAACGCCTTGTGCTATCAGGTCATTGATAGTCCTTTCAAAATCATCTGAATTGTTCCTCCAGTCTGATATACGGCCAATGATCCGGATTTGCGCCTTCCCGGCCGTATTTGTGACTGTAAGTAAACGGGGTTTTGACATGAATAATCAGATTTTGGTTGGTCTTGAGGCTGCAAATATGAACCCCAAAAAAACCTTTTGCAAATCGGAGTTACATGGTGTGCCCGTGTGGCGCAATGACGTGCCTGTATGGCGCAACCATGTAAACCTGATTTTTAAAAAAACCTTTTACATACCATATTTGCACATCATGAGTAAAGAAAAGGAAATAAAGCTTGCCCGCATCCTGTATGTTGATCAGGGCAAAACAGCAAAAGAAGTTGCTACAGTTACCAGTGTACATGAGAAAACCGTGGGCGCGTGGGTAGAAAAATACAACTGGAAAGTTCTCCGTGACGCAAAAGCCAACTCTCCGGACCTTATGGTCATTAACATAAAGGACCTATTACGGTCGTTGGCGGAAGAGAGGATGGAACTTGATGCCAAAACCGACCTTGACGAATCACAGAAATCAAAGCGGAAAGCGAAACTGGCAGATGAAGCGTCAAAGTGGACCAAGGCGCTTGAAGCGGCACAGAATGAATCCAGGGTCCCCCTTGGTACTTATTTGAACGTCATGGACAAGATCTTTGATGCAATCCGCGATGCCCACCCAAAACTCTATATGGAATTGCTGGATTTCCAGGAAAGGCATATTAACCAGGTCGCTTCTCAATACGAATAAGATGGCCACACAGCGTCAGATCGACAAAAAGGCCAAAGACAGTTATCTTGAAAAGCTGCAATTAATCAGGCAGAGCGGCCATATAGACCCGTTTGAAACCCCTGAAGCTAAAAAGCTACGCGTCGATCAGGCGAAAAAGGATATTCGATACTGCGTACAATACTACTTTCCACATTACTGTCAAAGCGAAAGCGCATATTTTCAAATCTCCCTTGCACACCGGGTAAAGAAGGACCAAACTTGCAAGGTCCTCGTGCGCTGGGGCCGGGGTCTGGCAAAATCAGTCTGGTGCGATATCTTTATCCCATTCTGGCTGTGGCTCAACGGTGAGCCTGTTTACCTGGTCATGGTTGGGAATAACCAGGATAAATCAAAACAGTTGTTAAGCGACGTCCAGGCAGAGTTCGAAGCCAACCCGGCAATTATCCATGATTTCGGCGATCAGGTCACCATGGGCAGTTGGGAAGATGGCTACTTTATCACACGCGGGGGCTTCATTGGGCAGGCGCTTGGCCTCGGGCAATCCCCCAGGGGGTTACGCTATAAAAACCGCAGGCCGACCCTCTGTGTGTGCGATGACCTTGACGACAAGGATATCGTTAAGAACCCCAAGAGGGTAGATGAAGCAGCTACCTGGATCGAACAGGATTTGATCCCCACCATGGACGGCCCAATACGGAGACTGTTGGTCCCAAACAACCGTTACGCGCCAAAAACAATTCAATCAACCCTTGAGCAGCGCCATCCCGGATGGACGGTTGACGAGGTGTCAGCTTATGATGCCGAGTATAAACCCGCCTGGAAGGAAAAATATGACGTAAAATATTACGACAATATCGAGAACGCTAAAGATGGTATCGGGAGACTGGCCGCCCAGGCTGAATATAACAACCGGCCGCATGTAAAAGGGACTGTTTTCACTGACGAAATGATCCAGTGGGCACCGTTGCCAAGGTGGAACCAATTTAAGCATATCATCGGGCATTGGGACGTAGCGTATAGCGGCAAGGGCGACTATAACGCGGTAAAAGTCTGGGGGGCTTATGAGCGGAATTTTTATCACATCAAAGCCTTTTGCCGACAATGTAAAATGAAAGCGGCTATCGAATTCATGATGGATTTCGCTGAAAGCCTTCCTACATCGGTTAAAGTTCACTGGCAGTTTGAAAGCCAGTTTTGGAACGAAACCGTATTGCAAACGATCCAGGAGGTCGAAGACGCATACAATGGGTCACTGAATATAATCCGTATCGATACCCCAAAGATCAAGAAGTTTGACCGCATCCTCACACTTCACCCTTTGTATCAAAACGGAAGGATATATTACAACATCAAAGAGCGGGCGAACAACGACATGAACGAAGGCATTAATCAGTTAAAGGGGATAGAACCAGGATACAGTGGCCATGACGATGGGCCTGATGCAGACCATCAGGCCGTTGAACGGCTTATGCGATATGTAAAAATAGGTAGCTTCATTCCTGAAATTGGAAATTATGATTTACCGTTTCAAGCATTTTAACCATGACATACAAATTTTTAACCGATGCCGATATACATACTTTTCTCAAAGAAGAGTTCAAAACCGGCATGACAAATTCGGGGGCCGCTAACGAGACAAGGGAAACATTTATCCTTAAAGCCGAAGCTGCGGCAATCAAACAGATCAGTAATAAAATCAGGCAGCGTTATGATGTTGCTGCAATTTTTGCCCTTCCCCCGGTGTGGGGCCTGGCAGTTCCATATACGACTTTCTCACGATGCTCGCGGGAGGATAAATTCTATATTGCCTTGAAAAATGGGACGGGAAATGACCCGAAAACGGAAACCACTTTCTGGGAGGAAGATGACCCCAGGGATCCGTATATCGTGACAATCTGTTGTGATTTGATGATCTACCACCTTCATGCCCGCAACAATCCCCGTGGGATTACCGAACAGAGGGTCCTGCGCAAGGATGATGCCCTCAGGTGGCTTAATGATGTTCAGGATGGAATTGAAAGCCCTGATCTTCCCCTGATCGAAGGAACACCTCCCGGTGACCTTCAATATGGGTTTGATCAACTCCCCAGGAGCCATTACTACTAATCAATTTAGGCCCGTATTGTTTAAATGCCGTTTCAATTTCAATTAAAATACAAATCCTGATGCCACATACCATAAAAACAAAAGCCCCTGCCAGATCGCCTAAAAACGGGCAAAATTTAAGAGTTGAAAAATCAGTTCAGGCCCGTTCGGTCGCTAAAAACACGAAACAGGTTTCACGATTGATCACCCCCGACGATGACTATATCCCACAACCACAGGAAATCAAGCATTGGCAAATGGCTGTCGCTATCGCCGGGAGCAAATATAACCCCCAGCGCACCCAACTGATGGAGCTTTATCAGAATATGCTCAACGACACACATCTTTTGTCGGCTGTCGATAGCAGGATACTCAGGGTGGCCAGGAGCAAATTCCGGATGGTTAATGAAAAAAGCGGGAAGGAGAATCCGGAATTAACAACCATGCTCAAAAAGCCCTGGTTCAGTGCATATCTGCTGCATGCTATGACAAGTGTTTTTCAGGGAACTACTGTGATAGAGATTTACGAAACTGATGAGGCTGGACAAATAAAAACAGTGACATGCATCCCAAGAACACACATCAAACCTACATTGGGATTGATAGTAAAAGAAGTGTTTGATGAATCCGGATGGAATTATAAAGATCCACCCCTGAATGCATTTTACATCCAGGTTGGTGAAGATAAAGACCTGGGGCTACTTTCACGCCTTGGACCTGTCGTAATTGCTAAAAAGTTTGCCATGGGCGCTTGGAGCCACTACACAGAAAAATTCGGGATCCCGTTTCGGTGGATTACGACAGATTCAACAGACGATGTCCGGATAAAGGCCTTGAACAACATCCTCAAAATGATGGCGGGGGCAGGATATGGAGTGTTTGGGAATGGAGAAAAACTTGAAACACTAACTGCAAGTCCTGGGCAGCAGAATATTTTTGATGTTTTTATTCGTCGTCTCAATAGTGAAATATCAAAGGGCGTCCTGGGGCAGGACGGTACCAGTGATAATAAAGATGCAAAAGGAACGTATGGATCTCTGAAGGTACTGGAGCAGGTAGCTGACGACCGTCATGAATCGGATCGGATGATGATACGCAATAACGTGAACTTTGAACTTATCCCCCGGCTTATTACGTACTTTGGATATCCTTTCAAGGGACACCAGTTTGACTGGGATAACACAGTAGAACTTGATCCAGACAAATACGTTGAAGCGGTTGTCAAACTCAGCGACAAGTATGAGCTTGACACAAACCAGATCAGTGAAAAGACCGGCATTAATATCTTAGGACTAAAAAAACAACCGGCGCTGGATCCTGATCCTGATCCCGATCCTGATCCTGATCCCGAACCAGGCCCTCAGCCAGGGACCATCGGCCCAGCCCAGGGGCCAACAAAAAAAACCGTTCCGGTACCTCAAAAAAAAAAGCCTGAGCCGTCATCTTTAGCTTTAAACCTTCCTGATTATCAAATTGAGCACTGCGGGCCAACTGCCCAGGACGATACTGTCCTGCGTGGAATAGAAGATCAGTTATTAAGAGAGGTGTTTGAAAATAATGCTGTCTTTTCTGCTGATTACTATCATGCCCTGAGCGGACGTTTTTTAGAGAAACTCCAACAGGGATGGAAGCAAATAAACTTCCAGTACTCCGACATGGACCATACCCTGCTCACGATGATGGAGGCGAGCCTTTACCGGTTTTCGGCTGCCAAGGACGTGGCAATATGCCAGCAACTCAACGAACTGCTCAGGGGATCGTTGTCATTTGATAAATTTAAGGAATCCGCCAGGTGCCTCCTTAACACTTATGACGCAAGCTACTTGAAGACAGAGTATGAAACTGCCATCGGGAGCGGGATCAATGCGGCAAGGTACCGGCAACAAGTCGGGACGATGGACGTGCTCAAGTACTGGAAATACCAGACTGCAGGCGATAACCGGGTCAGGCCGGCACACCAGGTACTTGACGGGAAGGTACTCCCTGCTGATGATCCGGCCTGGAGTTCAATATACCCTCCAAACTCCTGGAACTGCAGGTGCGAAGTACTCTCAATCGATAAGCCCGAAAAATGGGAAAAGATTGAAGATGGGGACCAGGTAATTGACCTGTTGAAAACCACTGGTATCGATCCCAATGGAAATAGCGAATGGGACCGGATGGTAAAGAGCGGGTTTGATGTGAACCGGGGCAGGATTGCTACTGTATTCACTGAAAATCAGATGTACATAAAAAGTTTTAATAGTAAATTCAACTTAAGGGATATGTACGGCGATGATTCCATGGCATGGGAAAATCTCAAGGATCGTAAATTCTTGGCCAGGACAAACACACTTAACAATGACAAGGAGGCGAATGAGTGGTTTGATAAACTTAAGGGGGATCAAAACTTTGCAGCTTTTAACGATTATAAGTCAAGGCCCGTAAGGTTAAACCAAAAGACTATTGACCGTCATATTAAGCCTGAAGGCAAATATGCCCTTCGCTTTACTTTGCTTGAGTCAATCCCACAGGTGCTGACAAATCCTGATGAAGTTTGGATACACTGGAACGGGGCAAACACGGGCTGGAGGCATATTTACACTAAATTCTATGAAAAAGACATTATGATAGTAATCGTAGACTCTTTAACCGGAACGGTCTCGGAGGTGAAGACCTTCTTTAATGCAATCGATGATAATTATCGTAATGGACTTTTGATAAAAAGATATGCCGGAAAAGGTCCAGGCGCGTAAGGTTTTAAGCCCATGCCTACGTCTTCAGGTACTCGTGGTGTCCACTTTCGCTTAGTTTCTCTTTTCCGGCATTCAAAATGTGACTGCAAATATAATACAAAAGGATGCAAAACCAACCACATACACCAAATTTTCACAAGGCCTCCCAATTGGTCCGGCAACTTTATGACCGTGTCTTGCCGGTAAAAATAGCTTCAGAAGCAGAAAAGTGGTTCAAGGATAGTTTCCGTAACCAGGGTTTTACCGACCAGGGGCTACAGCCATGGAGGGATACAAAAAGCGGAAAGAAGAACAGGTTCGGGAAACCCTCGATGGGCATCCTGATCGGGACCGGTAAGCTCAAACGGTCCATCCGTACCGCTCAGGCCGCAGGGGGAATTGTTGAGATCACCGCCGGGAACCAGTTCGTCCCTTATGCACAGATACATAATGAAGGGGGCAAGGCTATCGGCAAGGTTACGGTACCGGGCTATCGTAGAAAAGTATCGACAGTAATGAGGGTATCGTCCTCTTCACTGAAAACCAGGAAAACGACATCCCGGCGCAGGCGCGTAACGACCGGGACAACGACCGTGAAATCATACACAAAAGATATGAGCAAATTCCCCCGGCGGCAGTATATGGGCAATAGCCGGATGCTCAATGAAAAGATCGGCCGTATTATCGGAAATGAGATATCCGCTTTAGAACGCCAATTATTTAGCATTTAAAGACAATTAATTTGCATTTTATGTCAACTTCAATGAATGATCAACAGGACTGGATCGCCGCCGCACAGGAGATCATGGGCCTTATCGCCGACAACGTACCTGCCATCCAATTTATAGATCTGTGGGCAGAGCAAACAGACTTTCCGGAAGATGAATATCCCTTTCCGCTTCCGGCAGTATTTCTTGAGTTCAATGCTCAAAAAATCGATGATTTAGGAGAAAATGTCCAGGACCTGACAACCGAGGTTAAGGTTTACCTTCTTTTCATACCAACCGGCGACACACACCAGAGCGGAAAAGGGAATGGTGATCTTTCTGCATTCGGCGCTTTATTGCGCGACCTCTACAAGTTGCTCCAGGGCACAGCAGGGGATAACTTCAGCCAACTGTCCCGCGTGGCCATGGCCCGCGAAAAAGCAGCCCCGTTTGAATGGTGTTACAGCCAGACTTTCTCCGGCCTTATCCGGGATTACGCCGCTTGCAAAACATTTGAAGAAGAAGATCCCGGTGATTTGTCGGTTGAAAAGGGAGGGATACCGGCCACAACACAGGATGATACTTATGATTTTACATAAAAATAAGGGGCCAGTAACCTTCGTTAGAAACGAAAAAAGCCCCGGCTTCCCGGGGTTTTTTGTTACTGACAACTTATCAATTCTTTGAAAAATCATATCCCGGCACGACGGGCTTTATAGGATAAGACTCGCCATCGCGGATGTAGAGCATACATTCCAGGGCGGCAATATAACGTTCGTAGGTCCAGGCCAGGTCGGCAAGGTTCTTCTTGTCCCACTCCAGGTATTCTTTTAAATTTCGCGTTTTCATACTCCAGCTCCTTTCATTAATTTCTCAGTCAAGCTGATCCTTAAATCCTTGTCATCGATGCGACATACATCACTCATAATACCGAGCAGACGCAGGTGGGTAAGCCGGTTATGGTTACGTGGTTTGGGCAAACTCCGAACCAAGGGTTTTTGAACTTGCCCGAAAAGATCGGGCCGCTCATTAAATTTAATGATAAGCTCTTCTGCCCAGTCGCGGAATAGTTTGGCACGTTCGCTCTTGATGAAAAAACCGAGACGGACTATACCACGTTTAGTCCATAAAGTTCCCCTAGATGTGCCAGGTGCAGCTGCGTGAGGAATACTCACGTTGCTCATGAAATGTTTTCCCTCAAGCAGCTCGTGAGAGTGTTCAAGTTTATGTCGCCGAATGTTGTATTCGGTAACTCCGTAACCGGCGGCAATTTCTTTTGTACTCATTAGGAATTCATGGTTTGAATCAGGAAGGACTGTAACCTTCAAACCCTCGGTTACTTCGAGGCAAATAGCCTCGTGTTCATTCTTTTTGACAGACATTTTGAAAAGAATTTAGTTAATAAAAAAACCAGGGTGTGTCTGTCACTTTCAAGCGAGGCTTGAGAAGTCGTTATCCCTTTCGGAGATAGCCACCCTGGTTTTAATTTCTGATCTCGGTACATGCCTCGAAGTTTGAAAGTAACAGACGAGGCAAATATACAACAGAATACTCTAAAATGTCAAGGAACGGGATAAAATTATTAACATAAGGGGGTTAGATATCAAGCAATTTTTTTTTACGACTATCAAACTCTTCTTGAGTTAAAACCCCATCATCAAAGAGTTTTTTGAGTTTTGTAATTTCATCAGAAACACTAATGTTGGGAGGGGGTGTGGCATTGTTTTTTTCAATTTCAGACTGAAATTTCTGCATTTCAACTCTGTTCTTTTTCCCACTTCTGCTAATTGCCACTATGGCAACGATGAGCAGGATAACAAGTAATAACCAAATCATAACTTTTGTGTTTTAGGTGAATACTGAATATTACAAAGAGTAAATATCAATAAAAGGAGTGATTAGTGGAAGGTGATTTTTCATATTTTCTTAATTTCAATAATTTCATGATCATCCGTTATGACGCCATTATGAACCCTTTGTTTGTATAGAGAACCGGAAATTGTTTCTGTCAAACCTGTAGTGTTATTCTTGAAAACAACCCAATCAGAATTATTGATTTCATCAGAATTAAACTGTGTTGCAACTGGGTTTCCCCCCATTTGAATGTATATTTTTTGTAACCATTTAATGGTATACTCCATGTTTTTGACAATTGTATTGATTTTGAAATACCACAACATTACTTGACGGAGAATTAAAAAAGCCACAAGAATAATCGCCAAAATGATGATAACAGGGATAATTAATGTTTCCATAGATTTGTGTTTTAGGTGAATACTGAATTATTTAAGTTCTAAAGTATATTGTTTTTTTGGTACTCCAAATTTGGTGTTTTCCTGCCAGCTAAACCCGGGGAATTTACATGCAAAATCCCTGATTTCTGGGCGCCGGTTACGGAGCTCAAGCAAATAACCCTCATTAAACAATAATATTCGTTCAATGGTTGACTCTGCAAGGAAAAACTCATGTTTTGAGAGTGTGTCCAGCACTTTATCATATCGACGCTCCCATATTTCGCTCCAATAATAATATCGCGCAACCATGACTAGGTTACGCTTATTGAGCAATATGTCGCTTCTTCCCCGTTTCATACAAAATTAGTATTTATGCGGTTTGGTGGTCAATTTCAGAAATAATTCCTCGCTGCAGGCTATATTCGTAAGGGAAGCAATTAAGGTCCATACCTTCGAGCATTTCTGTAACAGCCCACGCCTGGGGCATCTCGAGCGAAATTTTATACTCGCTTTTCATTGTGATTGCTTTCTTTCTGATCTTGCTTTCGTACACATTATAAAGGATGAAAAATACAGATTTTTCGTAAATTGAGTATAGGGCAATATTTGCCAGGAAACTACTTAATATCCTGCCAAATGCGGCGAGCTCTTCTCTTGACAATCGAAGCTCTACCTTTTTCATCACCATTGCCACTTCTATCATCCGGCCCTGGGTTTGATTCTGAGGTATGATATTTAGTTGTTCCATAATTCCGCGTTTAGATAGGTTTCAGCAAACTTTTTCCTTGTACCTGCAGGGATGCTCGCGAAATACTTCGCGATGAACCAGAACGCCCTGGCTCGGTCTGCAGGGGACATCTTGTCCCACCTGGCCATGGTGCGTTTTTTTGAAGAGTTGACGCGGTCATCGTATTTTTCCCAAAACATCGCAAAGGTCACCTCTTGTTTGATTTCCGTGATAGTGACGGTTGAAGATTTCAGTTTATCGAGCTCAATGATCTCGCGGGGCATGTTTTTCAACAGATAAACCTGCTGTGGTTCGCTCAGTTGGGCGTGGATTGACATTTTATCGAGTAACCCTTTGTCGTTGAACGCGAACTCGACGTAACCTGTAAAAGCTGTAGAGGTAAACTGGAATATCTTCATATTAGTTAAGTATTGCGAGACGGTCATTTTCCTGCATGATTTCCTGCCGCTTTGCAAGGATGATGCGCAGGCGGATGCAGGTTGCCTGGATCTCCTTTATGTTCATTTCGTAAATCAATTTACCGGAGATCTTCTTGTTGAGAAGCACACGGTTCACCTCCGTCCAGTCTTCATTTGTAACATAGACACCGTATTTGTTCAACAACGAAAGCAATGTTGAGCGCCAGTGCCGTTTCTCGCGATCTGCCCATCCGTCGTGTTCTGCCTTCATATCGATAAGCCTGTTTACCAGGGCCTGTAGGTCGTCATCGGTTAGCCCTGTTGTATGATCAACGCCATAGCCTTCGAGCAGAAATGGTTTCGACGCTTCAATGCCAA